CTACCAAATGACGAATTAGACATAGATGGGTTAGGAAGGTCAACGAAGAAAACTTATCGCACAGTCGAAGAAATCTTCAAACCGACCAAAAAGGAATATTCGACCGAAATCGGAAAAACACCATCTCTCACATTCTTGGCACAACAGCAACTTACCTCAAGAGTGTATACACCTGCAACTGGGTCTACAGAGAATGGCACAAACGTTGCAGCAACATTATCACCTTATGATTCAAGTGGAGCATTCACAGACACAAGCACAGACACAAGCACGGATAGTAGCACTAGTGACAGCAGTAGCTCTTCTTCTTCATCTAGCAGTAGCAGCAGTAGTAGCTCTGGTAGCAGTAGTAGTGGAAGTAGCGGATCTGGTTATGGAGGGGGTTACTAGGTATTTTTACTTATCGCGACCCTACAGACAAAAAAATACCCCGAATTTTTTTTCGGGGTCTCGGTGAACGGGAAGTCAATTTCGGTTTAGGTAACCATGCTCTTGTAGAAAGTGCAGTGCTTCCTTTAATGATCCAAGGTGCACACCTTCCAATGTTATCTGTGGATAGGATGCATCACCACCGAATTCCATTTGGAATTGTTGCTTAGTAAAGTCATCGTCTAATTTATATTCTATATGCTTACCACCAAGTGCTGCTACTAGTTGGCATGCTCTCTCAGACTCCTGTCCTCTATCTGAATAGATGGTGACAGGTTTTTCTTTTAGTGGAGGATACTCTGAGATAAGTTTCTGTCCACTGTTTACAAACTCTTGACTCTTGTCTACTTTAACTACCATGAGGTTTGTGATCCTTGAATTTGTCGTGATTGCCGTCGCCTGGCATCTTACCATACGCAACGTATTGAATTGCTTGCATTGATCCCTCTAGTCTCTTGAGATCAGTCTCATTCTTAACATACTCTTCATACCATCCTTTTAATTCATCTTGTCTAGCAGACAGTTGCATAGTACGCTTAGTAAAACGAGCGATGAGTTGCTCATATGATTCAGTAGTTTTCATTCACCTAAAGTATGTATGACAGGTTTTTCTGTCTTCAATATATTATATAGTCTGGCATCATCTGCACACGACACTGGTATAAACTCAGTGCTCACATCAAACCCTTCATACCTATGTGACTGGTTGATCACGATGCTACCTGACTCTCCTGATTGTGACCTATGAAATGTGCCACGAGGTATAACTAAAGCACCACTAGCACGATTAAGATTCACTATGTGATAAGGATACTTCCATGTCTCATTGACCAATTCAAAAGTCCTCTCTCCTTGCACCACCCTATTATAATCATCTTGGTATTGATGTATATAAAACTGTTTAGCACCAACCACATCGGGTGGAGGTGATATTGCAGCACCAGTATGGACTACAAGGTCAGAAGCATTGGATGCTTCTACTGTTATGTCATAAAAAATAACATCGTCTGTCTCTCTAAACACACGATGCTTATTAAAGTGGATGTCACTCATTGTTTCTGTAGTTTTTCTACCACTGTTTCTTTACCCATGGGTGCAATGTCATTCAATCCATTCGCATCAAACCATGGTGCTTCTTCCCAATCAAAACCTTCACCGAATGTATTGTCAGGTGACATGACATACCAATGACATCTAGCGTCAGGTATATCTACAGCACACACTGCCCAATCATCTGCCCACTGTGGCACTTGCACATACATCACTGGTAAGTGATTAGCAAACAATGAAAGTATGAAAGAAAATATAATCACATTCCATTCCAGAATGTATCTGTTGGTGTCTGCATATTCCGTGAGATAACATAGAGACCTACGTTACATAGAAACCAATAGATGTTTACAATCCATGCCTGTCTCCAACAGTATTTCCTGTTGGTCTGTACGATATACATGTTTCTCTCGTTCATTGATTTGTCAACCTCTATTGGTCTAAACTTGAGGATTTGCTCTAAAACTAATGAGATTACAAACCCAATAGCAAAGACATAAAATAACAGGTTTAGTAAACCTGCCATTGAAAATAAGAATGCTAACATTAAGACTCTTCCTCCGTTTCTCTTTGGATGATTGCTGCGTCCAACTTATCAAACATAGTATCGGTAGACATCACGGTGTCTAGATGTGAGATCAATGCTCCCAACTCTCTAACTATGAAAGGTCTTTCTGATCTTGCTGCGAAAGCAAGTGCCTCTCTTAGATTTTTATCAGCGTCTGCAAGACACTCTTCTACTTGTTTTGATAATGCCATTAATCTTTTTTGTGTGCTTGTCTATGACCTTCGACTATTGCATCAACAATAATCTTTTTTAATTCTCTTGATTTCTTTTTACCAAGACCTGCTCTTGTATCTATCTTTACCTTGACCCAATAGAGTCCAATAAGAATTAGAGTAAAAGGGATTGCGTCTTCCCATGGGATAGCATTGTATGCGTTGGCAGCATCACCTAAAATAGCAAACATAATAACCTCAATCAATTTGACATCCTGTAATTGCACCAGTAACAATACCAAGTGGTATTGACCATGCCATCGCATCAGGATCGGATATTCCTGCTGCTACTCCTCCACCTAGGATACCACCTAGGAAAGCACCGTCTTCATTACACTCATCGGGTGCATTGTCTTCTCTATATGTAGGAGGAGCAGAATACCTGCTCCATCCACAAGGCACTTCAACTGTAGTGCGATAAACATCAACGTAACCAGGACTATCTGCTGTGCCAGGTCTGTAGACCTCTTTATACTTCTTCTCATAACATTTACGAGAAGATCTCCACCCACCAGACCATCCTCTATATTCATAGCGATCATCTGTATACTCACGCTGACCAGTAGTAGGATTGATGTATCCATTGTGGTGTGCGAAAGCAGGGGTGGCAGCAAACAGTGCCACTGCGGTTACGATTGACTTCATTAGTCTTCTTCAGCGAGTTTTGCGAAGTAAGAAAGATCTACATCTTCTTCACTCTTTAATGATTCTACCTTATCTCCAAACCCTGTGCGTAGATTAGGGACACTTTGTGAAGTGGTCTCCTCTTCTAATGTTTCTGGGTCAGGTCTCTTAGGTGTAACCTTCAAGACAGAATTAAGACGTGCTTCCAACTCTTCATAGGTTTTAAACTGTGACTGTGAAGTAAAGTCTTTAAGACTATAACATTCTTTCCAAGTTGCTTCCAACTCTTCGTCAGTTTTACCTGCTAGTGTAGAAGGATTTGCAAACCCACTCTTATCATAATTCCAAAAACCTGCAACCTTACAGATCTTTAGTCTAAAGTCTGCACCATTCCATAGATCGAATGGATTGATTGCCTGCTCATCTTCAAACTCAGGTTGTGCAGCAGCGACAATCTTGTCATGAATCTTCTTACCATACTTATAAAGGAAAACTTTTCCTTCATTCTCTGGATTCATTTCATCCTTGACAACATAGATGTTGCTGTAGTAAGAGAGTTTTCTCTTCTGCTTCCTTGCAATTTCCTTGTCAGTATCCTGTCCGCTATTCCACAACTCTCTGTTGAGGTCAGACACTGGATCCTTTTGTCCTAAAGTCGTTAGACTATTTTCAATATACCATCCACCAGGACCTTGGAAGGCATGACTCCATACTTGTGCCCAAGGAAGCTCTTCCCCTTCTGGCTCTGGTAGGAATCTAATAACAGCATACCCATTACCGCTCTTATCTAGAGACGGTTTCCATAGACGCTCATCTACTTGAGCACTGCCTGCAGGTTTCTGTAGTTTTTCAATCTCCTTTGTAAGTTTTGCAAAGGATGACCCTGAGGCTTTCTTGAGTGATGCGAATGACATCTTTGTATTCTCCGTGTTTGTATTTGGCATTTGTGCCACCGATATATGATGGCATACTATTTAGGTTTTGTCAAGACCCTGTGTTTTATTTTTTATGATGATATCCGTACCATTATGAGAGAATATAATCTCATCATCTGGATCCCAAAGTAACTCTTCCATGACATCGTTGAGACGCTTCATATCTTCCCATAGTTGCTCATTGTTCGGCATCATTTAACTCCTTCTTCCATCCGAGAAGTTTGTCTTCCATAACCTGTAGCACAGACATAAGATCCATACCACCTGTGGTTTTGAATGACAATGTGTCTACTCTATCTTTAATATAATCGACTGCCTCATCTGATTCATCCTCATGTGATGCGAGTGCTAGTCGTGCATAAAATACTTTCTGTTTAGCAATCAACTCTAGTGTCTTGTCAATGTGCTCTACTCTTTTCTTTATATCATACTCTGCAAATCCTGCAGACATCTTGAGTAACTCTGTATAAGTAACTTGAATATCTTCAAGAGAGTTTCTTACTACATCACTCTGAAAGAAATCATCTTTGTCTTCAGTCATAGGGGTAGGACTCCTCTACTTGTACGTTTAACATAATTTAGTTGCTGAGCATCCCACTTAATTTTATCCTTTAAAGGACGTGAGATTAATTTGTTAACAACTTCTATCTCTATGCCGTATTCTTCACAGACAGTTGTTACTGCTTCAATATAATTTAGTAGACCTTCACTTTCTTTGACAAGGTTTTCTACCAGAGAGGTAAATTTTCCTTGGGTCATAAATTCTTTTTCAATGTCGTTCATGAGACCTCCAGTCTTAAGCGAGAGACTCCACCAGACTCAATGAGTCCCGAGGGAAATGCGTTTGCTGCGATTGTCATGCGAGGTCTTTCTGTTGTATTCGGTTGTGCATAGTGTCTGATAGTGGGAGGGAAACAAACAAATTTCCCAACCTCAGTAGGCTCCTCATGCAAAATGTGATACTTAGTATCAGTGTAATCTCCAAAGGGGGAGATGTTAGTATTAGTATACCATGGATTTGGTAAAAGCCAAACTGTTTTGTCTTGTTTGTGTCCAGATGCGTAATAATTACTGCTCAGGAAACAATTTGGATGAGTGTGATCAAAGAAATGATCACCAGGATCATTCTTGTTTGCCCATGATGAGCAAAACTTTAACTCTGTAGCATTGGGTGCTATGTCTTGTCTTACTTCTTCAAGACACTCATTCATCCATGCAAATAGATCAGCAAACTGTGGCTCATCATGTAGGTTAGGTCCTTGTGCACGACCATCAACCTTTGCCCAGATCCAATTAGAATCGTTACGACTCCAATCCAATTCTGCTAAGTCTGCTGCAACTTTATCAGTGTCACCAGTGTAATAGAAACGATAGAATGGTATCCCTAAGAAGGAGTCTTTCATAGACGTGACTCAATGAAATCCCTATACTCTTTGATATAATCAAGAAGTTTATTAATATACTTCTCCTTATCATATCTCTGCTCTACTTGCATCTCTCCTGCTTCAGACACAGAGATCGTTACAAGTTTGTCTACTTCAATACCAGTGTGCTCGTAATACATGTAAGCATATGCACTACACTGCACAAAATAATTCTCCAACCACTGAGGTTTCTTCACTC